AACTCAATGCTTTTAACCGAGGGTTGGGACTGCCCAAGTGTTGACTGCGTTGTTGTTTTAAGACCCACAAAGGTGCGTGGGCTTTACTGCCAAATGGTCGGCAGAGGTACAAGACTTGCTCCAAACAAGACGGAGCTTTTGCTGCTCGACTTTTTGTGGCACACAGAGCGACACGAACTTTGCAGACCTGCACATCTCATTTGCGACAACGAAGAAGTCGCACGAAAGATGACCGAAAACTTATCGGAACAGGCAGGTTATCCGATTGACATTGAAGAAGCGGAGGAAAAAGCAAGTGAAGATGTTGTTGCTCAGCGTGAAGAGGCGCTTGCAAATCAGCTTGCGGAAATGCGAACACGCAAACGCAAACTTGTAGATCCGTTGCAGTACGAAATGTCAATTCAGGCGCAGGACCTTGCAGGATATGTTCCGGCATTCGGCTGGGAGTGTTCTCCGCCTACAGACAAACAGAAAGCAAAACTTGAAAAGCTCGGAATATTCCCCGATGAAATCCAGAGTGCCGGCAAAGCAAAACTTATTCTTGACAGGCTCGAAAAGCGAAGAATTGAGGGCTTAACCACACCTAAACAAATCCGTATGCTTGAAAGCAGAGGTTTTCAGCACGTGGGCAAATGGCAGTTTGACGAAGCGTCAGCTTTGATTTCAAGGATTGCCGCAAACGGTTGGAGAACTCCGAAAAACATTAACCCGAAAACATATGTACCGCAAAGCGAGGTGAATACGGTTGGACTTACTTAATGCACTTGAATACATCAGTCCGTCAGAGCTTGACTACCAAGACTGGGTAAATGTCGGAATGGCACTCAAACAAGAGGGATACAGCGTAAAGGACTGGGACGATTGGAGCAGAGCAGACAGTCGATATCACAACGGTGAGTGTGAAAAGAAATGGCAGAGCTTTAACGGCTCTGCCTCACCTGTCACAGCAGGCACGATAATCCAAATGGCTAAAGACAGGGGGATGACTTTTCGTGAATCGAAAGAACTCGGCTGGAATGACGAAATTGCTTTTGAGCAGGGTGATAAGGGCGATATTGGTGTAAATACCTGTGAGGGTGTAAAGTTTCACGAGCCTACAAACTGGAACCCGGTAAATGAGATTGTGACCTACATTGAAACTCTCTTTGATAGCTCGGAAAATGTAGGCTATGTTACTGAAACTTATAAAAAAAATGACAACGGCAAGGTTAAATATTCGCCAACACAAGGCAGTTGTGACCGTACAGCAGGTGAGCTTATTGCCGCACTTAATAACTGCAACGGTGACATATCAAATGTATTCGGTGATTACAAACCCGAGGCAGGAGCGTGGATAAGGTTTAATCCATTGGACGGTAAGGGTGTTAAAAACGAGAATGTAACCGATTATCGTTACGCTCTGGTGGAATCTGACTGTATGGCTCTTGAAGAACAAAATGCAATCATCAGAGAGCTTGAGCTGCCTGTTGCGGTGCTTGTTTATTCGGGCGGAAAATCAGTCCACGCTATTGTTAAGATTGATGCCGCAAACTATGACGAATACCGCAAAAGGGTTGATTATCTCTACAATGTATGCCATAAAAACGGCTTTGAAATCGACAAGCAGAACCGCAATCCGTCAAGGCTGAGCCGTATGCCCGGTGTTATCCGCAACGGCAAAAAGCAGTTTATCATTGACACAAACATCGGTAAATCAGACTTTGCCGAGTGGAAAGACTGGGTGGAGAGCATTAACGATGACTTACCCGACCTTGACAACCTTGCAGATTTTTTTGAAAATCCTCCCGAACTTGCTCCGCCTCTGATTGAGGGAGTATTGCGACAGGGACATAAAATGCTCCTCGGCGGACCCTCAAAAGCAGGTAAGTCATTTGGTCTTATCGAATTGTGTATTGCAATTGCCGAGGGAACAGAATGGTTCGGCTTTAAGTGTGCGCAGGGCAATGTCTTGTATGTGAATCTTGAACTTGACCGTGCGTCCTGTTTTCACAGATTCAAGGATGTATATGAAGCGTTAGGACTTGAACCCAAAAACTTAAATAGGATTGATATTTGGAACTTGCGTGGCAAGTCCGTGCCTATGGATAAGTTAGCACCTATGCTTATTCGCAGAGCACTGAAAGGCAACTTTATAGCCGTAGTAATTGACCCGATATACAAGGTTATCACGGGTGACGAAAACAGCGCAGACCAAATGGCACACTTCTGCAACCAGTTTGACAAGGTGTGTACAGAAATCGGATGTGCGGTAATCTACTGTCACCACCATTCCAAAGGTGCTCAGGGCGGTAAAAAGTCAATGGACAGAGTTTCGGGTTCGGGTGTTTTTGCCCGTGACCCTGACGCACTCCTTGACCTTACAAGGCTTGAAATCAGCGAAGATTTGATGAAGCAGCAAAAGGATGAAAGAACCTGTAAAATCTGCAAAGACTGGATAGGTCGTTTTAACCAAATCAGCGAAGTGTGTTCGCAGGACGATTTGGTAATGGCAAATAATATGATTGACATCGCACGCAAAACGCTTCCTGAACAGTCTTTTAAGCTGATGATGTCAGATGTTGCCCGTGCCGAAAAAACCGTAAAAGGGATGTCAGCGTGGAGAATAGAGGGTACTCTGCGAGAGTTTCCGACATTTGATGCACTTAATCTTTGGTTTGATTATCCGATACACAAATCAGATACAACAGGTGTGTTGAAAGACTGTAATTTTGAGGGCGATTTTAACCCGCCTTACAAGAAGAATTTCGGTAAGAAAAAGAGTGAATCGGAACGCAAAAAAAAACGCTCAGAATCTATTATGACAGCGTTTACTGCAGAAGAAAATAACGGTCAGGCAGATATAAATGACATTGCTACATATCTTGGAGTTACCGAAAAAACAGTCCGAAATCGATTAAAAGAGCACGGCGGATTTTGGGTTGACGGCGGTAAAACAGGATTAAAGGAAAAGGAAAAAGTCGAATAAATTTTCCCTTTCCGTCAAATTTGGAAGGAAAATTTTATCGAGAATTTCCCTTTCCGTGAAGGAAAATAAGGAAAATTTCCCGAGATTTTCCTTTTCTAAAAATGACGGAAAATGACTTTTTTCTCGAGATTTTCCGAGGGAAAGAAAAAGTATATATACTACCGTATATATAAACGATGTCCGTTCCCTAAGGTCACAGGGGTGAAGTAGTTGTGCGAAGCTTACGCACAACAACTCCTTCCCCTGACCTGTGACTAAAAGCAAAATTTTAAAGTTAAGAAAGGAATGGTAAAAAATGGCAAAATGCAAATCGACTTCAAAAGATAAAAGATTAAAAGTCGCTAAAAGAATGCCTCCACTAAAACGAAGAAAAGATGGAGAGAATTATTGTTATATCAACGACGAAGTAATGAAGTGGATTTCCAAAAATTCTGCGTTGATAAGTTATGTATTGGATAAGGTAGCCGCTAATGGATACATAGTTTACGACCCAAAATTAAAAGTATGGCACGGAGCTGATTATTATGAAATCGAATGCAACGAAGACTGAATTTTTTATGGCGATGATACCGCCGACCGTAACGGCACAGGAACATAAAGTTATGGTAAAAAACGGCAAACCTGTTTTTTACAATCCGCTCGAGGTGAAACAGGCAAGAGAAAAGCTCATGTCACATTTAGCAAAGTTTAAACCGTCAGACCCGTACAAGTCGGGTGTCAGGTTAATAACAAAGTGGTGCTTCCCTCGTGGTAAACATCAGGACGGCGAATATCGTATAACAAAGCCCGATACAGACAATCTGCAAAAAATGCTAAAAGACTGTATGACCGCTATCGGCTTTTGGTCTGATGACGCACTTGTTGCAAGTGAGATATGTGAAAAGTTTTGGGCAGAGGTTTCGGGTATTTACATCAAGGTGGAAGAACTGTGAATATCTCGGAAGTTAAACGCAACCTTGAAAGAACCGTGCTGTACAATGGAGCAGAATACATTCTGAAAGGCTGTATCATCAGACGGAATACAACGGGTCGGTTTTACTATCAGGCAGAGCTTATGGACACCAAAGCCAAAAGCTCGTTGATTGTAACTGCACTTGATAAGATTGACGAAAGGAGAGCAAACGATGAAAGCGAGAATACCACCTAAGATTCCGAAACAGCTTAAACAGGAAGCTGAACGGATTGCAAAAAGCGCATATGAACAGATCCGAGAAAAAGAAAACAAAGACATCACGCGCAGAGTATTTAAAACAATGCTGTATGCCTTGCATAAAGATTTCGGCTTTGGCCGTGACAGATGTGCAAAGGCACTAAAGTCTATGACCGAAATAATTGAACACTCCGACACTGATGAAGTGTTTTGGGAGCATATTGACAGGGTTGTCATCGACAAGCTGAAACTTGAATTTGACAAACGAGATTACACCGACAACGGAAAAGTTGTTAATTTTGAAGGAGATGAAGAAAATGACAAACTTTGAAAAAATCAAACAGATGTCAATTGATGAAATGGCTCGGAGTTGTATGAATTTTTTCGACTGCCCGTATGGAACTTCGTATGTCGGCTGTCCTATGGAAAAGCGATTCAATAACAGCTGTATTGACTGTACAAAACATTGGCTTGAAAGTGAGGTAGATACGGATTGACGGTTAAAGATTATTTATATTCGGTCAGGGTTTCGGATAAGCTGATCAGAACGAAAGAACACGAGCTGTCGAAACTTAGGCTGAATATTGCACAGGTATCGGTTAAGCAGAACGAGCCTGTTAAGACATCAGGAGTGAATGACCCTATGCGGATTGTTGACAGGATTGCAGACCTGCAGACTGAAATCAATCGGGAAATTGACAATCTTGTGCGGTTGAAAACTGAAATCCGCAGTAAAATCAACGCACTTGACGATTACCGTTACATTGCAATTTTGACCGAGTATTACATAAATTGTCAGAGGTGGGAGGATATTGCCGAGAGTATGGAAATGAGCGTAAGGCATACTCTGAGATTGCACGGCGAAGCGTTACAGGCGTTCCGAAAAAAGTTCGATTTCTCGTAAAATTATTTTGGAATGTCATTGAATGTCACCCTCACCCTGCGTATAATGGTATTATGAAAGTTTGACAAACAGGACATATGTAGAACTCTCCTAAGATAAAAATTGCACAGACCGCTCATAGTTCCAGCTGTGGGCGGTTTTGTGTTGTGAGGGAAAAGAAAGGGCGGTGATACCGTGAAAGACAAATTAAATGCAAGACAGAGGAAGTTTGCGGAATATTATGCGCAGAGCGGTAACACCGTTCAGAGTGCGATACAGGCAGGATATTCAGAAAATTACGCAAACGCAAGAGCATATGAATTGTTGGAGAATGTTGGAGTTTCAAAATACATCAAGGAGCTTTCCGATAAGCTCAAAGATGAGCGCATTATGAGTGCAAAGGACAGACAGGTTGCTTTGTCCGACATTGCAAGGAATGACGGGCAGGACACCTCCGACAGAATCAGGGCGATTGACACGCTCAACAAGATGACGGGTGAATACACCGTTAAGGTTGACGCAAAGGTTGAGCAGTCCGAAAAACTATCCGATGTGTTCAGACAGTTGGGTGGTGAGGGATTGAGTGAGTAACAAATTCCCGTTGTCACAAAAGTATATCGACTTTATCAACACAACAAATGTGTCGGCTGAATTTCTTGAAGGAACTACAGCGTCCGGCAAAACTACCGTCGGAGCAGGCGTTAAGTTTATGCGAATGGTGTCGCAGTCGCCGAAGAAGCTTCACGCAATTGCCGCCAAAACTACGGGCAAGGCTGAGGAAACTATAATTCAGCAGGACAACGGTATTCTCGACTTGCACCGCAACGCTGTCTATTGCGGCAACGGCGACAAGGACTACAAGCTGCCGCATATCAAGTTTGAGGACAAAATTATCTATATTCTCGGTTACAGCAGTCGGGATAAGTGGGAAATGGTTCTCGGTGCGCAGTTTGGGTGCGTTTATATTGACGAAATCAACACCGCTGATATCGAGTTTATCCGAGAGATGTCAACCCGTAATGACTATATGCTTGCAACGCTGAATCCCGATGATCCGAGCCTGCCTGTGTATAAGGAGTTTGTCAACCGCTCCCGTCCTTTTAAAAAATATGAAAACGATATTCCTCCCGAGATTACGGCGGAGCTTACCGAAGAACCTGTACCGAATTGGCGGTATTGGTTCTTTTCTTTTGCCGACAATTTAAGTCTTACTCCTGAACAGATTGAAAAGAAAAAGAACTCTGCACCGAAAGGTACAAAGCTCTATAAAAATAAAATCTTAGGTTTGCGAGGCAGAGCAACAGGGCTTGTGTTTCCGAATTTTGAGAGGGCAAGACACATCAAATCAAAAGAGTGGGCAGGAAAGTTTTTGAACTGTAACCGCAAGTCGGAACACTTTGTTCAGTTCACCGCAGGTCTTGATACCGCCTATTCGCAGAAGTCGCCTGACACTATCGCAATGACATTTTACGGCATTACCAATCACGGTAAGTGTGTTCAGCTTGATGAAAGAGTTTACAACAATGCCGAAATGCAAACACCTATTGCCCCGAGTGACACGGTGAAGAATTTTATTGATTTTCTTGACCGCAACCGTGATGAATGGGGCTTTGCACGCACGGCTTTTATTGACAGCGCCGACCAAGCGACTATTACCGAATTTCAAAAGTATAAGCGACAGCACGGCTGTGTCTATGACTTTGCAAATGCATGGAAGAAAACGAAGATTATCGACCGAATCAATCTTGTACTCGGCTGGCTTGCCACCGACTGTTATTTTGTGCTTGAACATTGTAAAAACACGATTGCCGAGTTTGAAATTTACAGCTGGCGAGAGGATAAAGACAATACACCCGAGGACGGTCACGACCATTGCATTAACAGCGGTCAATATGCGTGGCTGCCGTTTAAAAATATTATTGGAAGTGAAATAAATGGGGCTGATTAACAGAATGGCTGAATCTATCAGATCGGGAATTAAAAACTTTTTGCAGATTACTCCTGCAAGCGACAAAACAATTACCGTTACCGAAACAAGCAATCATCTGACCGAGTGCTTTATCAATCGCATTTGGTATTGGGGCAACAGCAGACAGCTTGCGGAGCTGTACAGGCAGATTGATACAAACAAAACTATGTTTTGGGCGGCAAAAAGCACAGAGGGGCTTGAAATCCGTAAAATACACACGGGTTTGCCGGCACTCATCTGCGAAACGCTTGTGAATATCGTAATTGCCGACTACAACGGCACAGATGTTACAAGTAAAAATTCAACCGCTTATGCTGAGCGTTGGGAAGATATTGAAAAGCAGAACAAATTGTCAGACACGGTTAAGCAAATGCTCCGTGACCTATGTGTTGTCGGTGACGGTGCTTTTAAGGTCAGCTTTGACACGGCTGTATCAGATGTTCCGATTGTTGAATGGTATCCTGCCGAAAACATCGACTTTACATATGTGCGCGGCAGAATCCGAGAGGTTAAGTTTTACACCGATTACACGCAAAAACACCGCCGTTACCGTTTTGAAGAAACATACGGTTACGGCTATATTCACTATGCTTTGTACGATGACAACGGCAAAGAGATTGACCTGCACACGGTTGACGCTCTTTCGTGGATTGATTCAAAGGGCGTTACATTTGACGAATCATATATGTGGGCTGTACCTGTCCTTTACGGCAAATCGTGCCACAAGGGCAGAGGTGCGGGCATTATCGGCATAAAAACAGACGCTTTCGACAGTCTTGATGAAGTGTGGTCACAGTGGATGGACGCACTCAGAGCCTGCCGAACAAAGCAGTATGTGCCTGATTGCCTTGTTCCGAGAAATCCCGAAACCTGTCAGCCGATATCGCCAAATCCGTTTGACAACCGATTTATCACCGTGGGCAACGATATGTCTGAAAACGGCAACGGCAACAGGATTTACACCGAAAGTCCGCAGATTCAGCACGAAAGTTATTTGAGTTCATACATTACTGCCCTCGACCTCTGCTTACAGGGCATTATATCGCCGTCAACTCTCGGCATTGATACGAAGAAGCTTGATAATGCAGACGCTCAGCGTGAAAAGGAAAAGACAACCCTTTACACAAGGCAGAACCTTGTGAAAATTACGCAGAACGCACTTCAAAGCCTTGTTGCAGTTGTACTCAATGCAGACGGTGAACTTAACGGCAAGGGTATTGTTGAGGGCTTGGAAGTATCCGTAAACTTCGGCGAATATGCAAATCCGAGCTTTGAAAGTCAGGTTGAAACCGTGTCAAAAGCAAGACAGGGCGGTTTGATGTCAGTTGAAACCTCGGTTGACGAGCTTTACGGCGACAGCAAGTCGGAGGATTGGAAAGCCGAAGAGGTGCAGAGAATTAAGGAAGAACAGGGCATTGCAGGCGAAGAAGAAAAATCGGAGCTTGACGATGTGGCAGGACTTGATTTTAAAAATTTTTCTAATTAAACCCTGACAAATGTCCGTACATAATGTATTATATATGTACGGACAAAATAAGGCAGGTGTAAAGAATGTGTCCTAAAGGCAGACCTACGCAAGATAAGCGTGATAAAAGGTTTGAAATCAGATTATCAGCTGATACATATAATACCCTTGAAGAATGTGCTAAAAGTCTTAATATTACTAAGTCAGATGTAGTACATAAAGGTATTGCCTTAGTTAAAGCTGAAATTGATAAAAAGAAATAGAGTGTTGCCCACCGACCAAAGTTTGCAACACTCTAAAAAAACCGACAGAAGTATCTCTATCTGAAATCTATTATATCATTTAAGATTACTTCTGTTAAACAAAACAATTGATAGGAGTTTTTATTATGGCTTGTGTAAAGAGTGTAAAAAAGGTAATCGAAAGTGTTCGTGGCACTATTAATCCATACTACGATATGGGCTGCGATAATGTCAATGAGATTTATCGTACCAATTCAAGTGTATTTGATATGATTTGTGATGCATTCGTATTCGGCTATGCCCAAGGCATAAAATCCGCAAAAGCTGAAATAAGAAAGGCGGCTAAATGATATGGATAACGAAATTTGGAAAGATATTGAAGAACTAAATGGAGATTATCAAATCAGTAATTTAGGTCGTTTGAAAAGAACAAAAAAATATGGAAATCAATTTACTGAATGGGAAAGCAATAAAATTCTTAAATGGCAAAAAGATAAAGATGGTTACTTAGTTACCAGTATCAAAAATCCATTAACTGGTAAGTATACATCATACAAAGCACATAGATTGGTTGCAAAAGCATTTATTCCTAACCCTAATAACTATCCACAAGTAAATCATAAGGACGAAAATAAAGAAAATAATAATGTGAATAATCTTGAGTGGTGTACCAGTTTATACAATAACCATTACGGAACAAAATTAGAGAAACAAAATAAGAGTGTTAAACAATATGATAAATTCGGAAATCTATTAAGGGTGTGGGATAGTGTAACTGTTGCGGGCGAAACATTGGGAATAGATAAAAGTCATATCGTAAAATGTTGTAGAGGAAAAACAAAAACCGCATATGGCTTTATTTGGAAATATAATTAAACAAGAAAGAAGAGGCAGTTAATTTGTGACAGCCTCTTCTTTCTTGTTATTCGATAGGTGAAACGGATATTATTAATGGACTATGATATTTCAAAAGCATTCGAAAAAATTGAAAATGAACTAATATCATCAATGATAAGAAATTTTAAAAATCATAGAGTTGAAGAAGATAAAAATAATTTTTGTTGGACACAATGGCAGGCTGAACAGCTCAAAAGTCTTGAAGAGTACCGTAAGCACAACGCAAAGAAATTTGGCAAGCGTTTCAAAACCATTAACAGCAAGGTTGAAGAGATGATTCGCACCGCCAAAGCTGACGGAAATGCAAGTCAGGAGGCAGAAATTCTTGAAGCTGTCAAGGACGGCTTCAAAGCCCCGAAAAAGCCGTCAGAACACAGCACAGCCGAGTTTTTTAAGGTGAATGACCGTAAACTTGACACACTCATAAAATCGACCACAGACGATTTAAAGAGGGCAGAAACGGCAGTTTTGCGTATGAGCAACGACAAGTACCGCAAGGCGATTTTTAACGCACAGGTTGCAATGAACACGGGTGCGGTTACATACGAAAAAGCCGTTGATATGGCTTGTAAAGATATGCTCAACGCAGGTCTTAATTGTGTGGAATACAAAAACGGTGCAAGGCATACGCTCTCGGATTATGCGGATATGGCGGTTAAAACAGCCAACAAAAGAGCCTATCTGCGTGGTGAGGGCGAAAAGCGAGCCGAATGGGGAGTATCCCTCGTTGTTGTGAACTCAAGACAGGGCGGTTGCCCCGATTGTGCAAAATATATCGGCAAGGTGTTTATTGACGATGTTTATTCAAACGGCAAAAAGTCAGACGGAAACTATCCGCTTCTCTCAACCGCAATCAAGAACGGTTTGTTTCATCCGAGATGTAAGGACAGCACAAGTACATATTATCCCGAACTTGATGATTTGGACGCACCGCTGTCTGAAGATGAAATCAAAGAGCTTGACCGTCAGCGAGGAATAGAGGAAAAACAGCAGTATGCACAGCGTCAGGCAGAACGCTTTGACCGCCGTGCCGAATACAGCCTTGATGAGGACAATAAACGCATTGCCCAAACCCGAGCCGATGAGTGGCACGATAGGGCGAATACGCTTGAAGAAAAGACAAAGCAATTCTCACTAAACACCAATGAACAGAAATATTACAGACCTGTTTTTGAAGAAGATATATCAAAAACTTTTGAACGCAAAATTGAGGGCGAAACAATTACAATTGATACCCGCAAGGCAAATACATTGTGTGACAATGTTTATATTTCAGATAAGGTAAAGCTAAAACGAAAAGAACTTCATAATTTTGATATGCAAGTGAGAAAAGCGTTTGATATGCTCGGAGAGGTTGAAACAAGCGGAAAGCCTGAAATTTGTATTGTCACTCCCGAAGAAATGCGAGTAAATGCTATTGCTTCATATATGCCAATGCAGAATGTTCTAAATGTCAATTCAGCATACTTTTCAACAAGTGATTTGTCAGATTTACAAGAAAACTTGGCTTGTCCGCAAGACGGATTGAGTACAATTCTTCACGAACTGATTCATTGGCAAGACGCTAAAAATTACAGAGCAAAATTCGGAAGTATTAACGATTATTTTGAATATTGCGATTACCTTAATAAAATTTATGCTCCAAAGGTTGAAAAATTGATAAATAACGGTTATAATATAGAGGATATAAGTGAGTATGCTTTTGAATGCTTAAAAGATAAAGCTATGGATGAAGTGTATAACGAGTACAGAGTCAGCAAACTTTTAGGGTGATGATGGTATGAGATTGATACAAACTGAAGAACAAAAATCTCTATGGAATGCGTTTAAGCCGTACCTTGTAACAAATGGTTTAAATGTCACTTTGCGTGAAGATGCTCCACAAGAAGCTAAAGATGCTGAAGCACTTTACAGTAAGCTTAGAGAGAAACAAAAAATGCAATATCTAAAAGATAGTGGCATAATCTAACCGCTCCGTAAAAAGGGCGGTTTTGTTATATGCAATTCACAAAAACAGCATAAAATTACGAATTGAGCATTTTATAATCGACAGCAATGTTGATTATAGGGTGCTTTTTGCATTTAAACCCGTCGATTTCGACCGGTTTAGAAAGGTGGTGACAGAATGAAAATCAGAGTAACAACAGCATTTAATGACAGGCAGAACGGTTATGTAACCCGACCTGTGAATGAAGTTTTTGAATGCTCCGAGCAGAGAGCAAAGGAACTCATTGACGGTGGTTTTGCAGAAGAGGTCAAGCCTGACGCTCCCAAAAAGCCGAGAGCCAAAGCAGTTAAAACAGAAAAAACAGAAAAAGCGGATTAAGCACTTTACGAATATGTAAGGTGCTTTTTTATTGTCCGAAGACATTAAACTACGGGAGACACCGTGCAAAACTGAAACAGAGAGACACTCTATAAACTGATTACGGGAGACACCCGAAAAACTGAAAGGATATGAAAAAATGGCAGAACCAAATCCAACACCAACCCCCAATGAACCGACACCTGCACCGCAGGGAAACGCTCCTGCCTTTGATTACGACAAGCTCGCAAGCCTTATTACAGGCAAACAAAGCGTGACAGAGGACACCGTGTTGAAGTCTTATTTTAAGGAGCAGGGATTGTCAGCCGATGAGATGAAAGAGGCTATCGGTGCTTTTAAAAAGCAGAAAGCCAAGAACACTCCCGACTTTGCAAAAATGCAGTCGGAAGTTGAATCTGCAAACAACGCAAAGCTTATGGCAGAAGTCAACCAGTCGGCAACCCTCGAAGCCGTAAAACAGGGCGTTGACATTGCAACCGTTCCGTATGTGCTTAAAATTGCAGACTTTTCAAAAGCTGTGACAGACGGCAAGGTCAATGCGGAAAAGCTGACAGAGGCTGTTAAAAAGGTGCTTGACGATATTCCCGCACTCAAGGGCAAACCTGCCGAGAACGGCACAGGAGTTAAGAAAATCGGCGGTGACGGCAACGGTACATCGGACGGTACAAAACCAAAGGCAAATGTTCCTACCAAAAAATGGAACAGATTTAATATTTAACCAAAGAAAGGATTGAAAAAATCATGGCAAACACAAATAACTATGCCGAGCAGTTCAGCCCTGATCTGCTCGAAATTCTTGTTCAGGGCACACTTACATCACCATTCATCACTTCAAATGTAAAGTGGGTTGGCGCAAGAACTTTCCACTTCACACAGATGAGCACATCAGGCTTTAAGAACCACAATCGCAACGGCGGTTGGAACAAAGGCAAATATACACAGACAGATGTTCCTTTCACTTGCGAGCACGACAGAGATATTGAGTTCCTTGTGGATAAGGCAGATGTTGATGAAACAAATTCGACTGCAAGAGTTGAGAACATTTCAAAGACATTTGAGCAGACACAGGTTGCTCCCGAAACAGACGCACTTTTCTTCTCAAAGGTTGCAGCAAAGGCTCAGGCAACAGACGGCTACCATTCTTCAACAAAGACATCGGAGTGGACTAAGGAGAACGCTTATTCAAAGCTCAAAACAATTCTCTCTGCCGGCAAGCTCCGCAGATACAAGGCAAGAGGCACACTTGTTGCCTATGTGACATCTCACATTATGGACTGCCTTGAACAGTCAACAGAGTTCACTCGCAAGATTGAGCTTACACAGATTGCAGAGGGCGGTATCGGCATTGAAACAAGAGTGACCGAGATTGACGGTTGCCCTATCATCGAGGTTATTGACGATGAGCGTTTCTACGATAATTTCAACTTTAACCCCGATGACGGCGGTTTTGAGCCTGCAACAGGCGCTCACAAAATCAATGTTCTTGTTGCCTGCGGTGAAACCTGCAAGACTGTTCCGAAGATTTCAAGCATTTACTTCTTTGCTCCCGGCTCACACACAGAGGGTGACGGCTGGCTCTATCAGAACCGTTCACTTTCCGACACATTCGTATTCCCGAACGGCAAGGACGGCAAAATTGACAGCATTTATGCCGATGTTGACACAACGGCGGTTGCGTAATGTATGCCGATTACATTGAACATCAGGGTGGAGATGAAAACAGTATTATCTCTGCCGAACACATTGATGTTCTGACTTTTAACCGCATTGATTTTGAAAAACTTTCGGAAATGCAGAAGAGAATCATCGGCAGAGTGCATGGCAGACTTACTGCTTTTGAAGAAGAAAATGCCGATATGATTTCTTCCTATCTGAAAAGCTATTCAATCAACGGTACATCAATGGAATTTGGCGCAAGCTGGAATTTAATGTGTATCAGCGGAGTGGCAATTCCTGCCGACCTCTATGCGTTGCTAAAATCAACAGGACTTTGTTATCCTGCAATCTGAAAGGTGCGTGAAAACCGTGAAATTTCCGTCACTTGTAAAAAAGCAGTTCTGCAAAACTCCTGTCGAGGTCACAATCTACGGTGAGGGTGTTACCGAAGACGGAACACCCCTGACCGTGTTTGAATGCAAAAATCTGTATCCCTCCGAAAATCTTTATCCGTCAAATCTCCGCTGCGGAGGCAATGCTGTATGCAATGTGCAGTCAAAGGCAAAGACGGTCTATACCAAAGAGCAGAAAATTGTTCAGGTGTCGGCTGTCTTGCTTTTTGACGGCGATATTGCCCCCGACAGCCCCACTTTAAGCGGTGGCTTTGTAATCCTTGACGGTGTGAAGCGAAGTATCGTACAGGGTACAAAACACCGCAACCCTGACGGTACAGTTAATTTTACGGAATTGGATGTGATTTAATGGGATTTTCGGTATCATCAAAAATCAAACTCAATATGCCTGTTGTAAAACAGCTTGACAAGGCAAAGCAACAGGCTCTTGAACAGACAGGTGACGCACTTCTTAAACAGGTGAAAAACACGCAGGTAATGCCGTTTGATACGGGTAATCTTCAGAACGAAAATACCTTTGAAGATTGTGCGCAGAGTTGGAACGGCACGGTTAAAATTGTGTCAAGCACTCCGTATGCAAGGCGGTTGTATTTTCATCCCGAGTATAATTTCAGCCGTAAGGAAAACATTGCCGCCGGCGGTAAATGGTTCTCACCGTGGCTTGAGGGCGGTACACGGCAGAATTTTTGCAGTCAAACATTCACTAAAATATATAGGAGAAATACAGGACTTTGATTTACTTATCGGACATCAGAGATTGGCTCAAAAGCGTTACCTCAGCCGAGCATTATTACATCGGCAAGCTTGACAACAAGCAGGACAGGTCCATCGGTGTGTATTCATTAAAGCAGTCGGGAACACCCACAAGGGCAATCGGCGGTGAAAGCACCTACGATACAATAAGCGTGTCTTTGCTTATCCATTACACCGACAACGCAAGAGAAACCGAGGAGTTTGCACGCAGACTTTACGAAACGCTTTACGGCATTAAAAATGTTGAAATTAAGGAACACAAAATCTATATAATCGAACTGCTCACGGAAGAACCCGTTGATGTGGGAACAGACGACAAGGGTGTGTATGAGCAGGTCATTGAAGTTAAATTTTATTACGAAAGGAAGTAATTTTATGGCAAAAGTTGAATCGGGAGTATTCCCGTGCTATGAAAATCAGTTTGCGGTTGGCAAGGCAGGAACAGAATCCGCCACGACAAATATTGCTAACTGCGAAGAATTTTCTGTTGCATTTGACAACGGTGTCGAGGAATGGACAGCCTTTGAAAACGAGGGCTGGAAGTCAAGGCTTATGACAGCAAAGTCAATCACAATTTCGGTAAAGGGCAAGCGTACAATCGGTGACGCAGGCAATGACCAGATTGCCGCCCTTGCATTTGAAAACGGCAGAAAGACAGAAGTTTCGTTTATGTGGACCTTCCCCAACGGTGCAACCGTCCTCTTTAAAAATGCAGTTGTATCCGTTACATCAAACGGTGCAGGCGCAAGCACGGGTGTTGCTCCGCTTGAATTTGAAGTTATGTCAAACGGTAAACCCGTATATACAGCAGCCGCTTAAAAAACGAAAGGAATGAACGATTATGTCAAAGTTAATTGATATTACAGACAAGCTTAATTTTGAGGAAAAGCCGAGCGTCAGAGTTAAAAATGTTGACCTTGCAATCAACAATGACGCAGTTTCAATTCTCAAACTTGCGGCAATTTTTGAGGACGGCAACGGCAAGAACAAAGATGTTATCAAAATGTATCATCTTCTTTTTGATGAATCCGAAAGGGAAAAGATTGAAAAGCTACAGCTGAATATTCACGATTTCAGCACCCTTATCAGCGAATCTGCCAAAATTGTACAGGGCGATTTGACTGACGAGGGGGAAGCTCAGACCCCGGCTACGATTTGATTGATGACTTTGATTTAATCGTGTCAAGCTTTCGCTCGGAGTACGGGGTCAGCATTTATTCAAAGGATTTTGCTAAAATGAGTTGGAATGAGTTCTGCTCACTTCTGCAAGGCTTAGGACCCGAAACACCGCTTGCAAGAACGGTTCAAATTCGCCTTGAAACCGACAAAGAAGTCTTGAAAAACTTTACTTCGTCACAGCATAAAATCCGCAACAAATGGCGGTCAAGGAATGTAAAGCACTGTTCAGACGAAGATATGAACACCGTTCTTGCAGAATTTCAAAACTTTTTTGCCAATCTGTAAATTTGTACATAATTTTCACTGTATCTACAAAATTCTTGACAATGTTAATATATAGTGATAAAATGTAACATACACTAACAAATTTATTAAGGAGAGTGTATGTTTATGAAATGTCCACATTGCGGAAACGAATTAAAGGACGATGCAAAATTTTGCGACAAGTGCGGTGCAGGCTTTGGCGGAAACGATTCAACCTCGGCAACCGTAAATCCTGTAAATGCGAAGAAGAAAATTTACAAGCGTTGGTATTTTTGGGTTATTATCGTTGTTGCTATTATGATTGTTGGCGGTGTAAACGGTGCAATTAACGGTAACAGCGGTTCAAACAAATCAAAGCAGGAAACTACTGTTGCAAATCAGAGTTCAGAAAAAACAACTGAAAAAGCGACAGAAGCACCGACCACAAAAGAAGTTGCAACAGAAAAGCCTACTAAAGACCCGAAGAAGGTTGAAAAAGAATTTAAAGACGGTTGCAAAACAGTCGACTTTAAAACTCTTTCAAGAAACCCTGACAAGTACAAAGGTAATGACTACAAGTTTGAAGGTCAGATTATTCAGGTTCAGGAAGGCTGGGGCGATTCGGTTGACCTGAGAATCAATATAACCAAAGAAGAAAATGAGTATCTTGATGAACCATTGTGGACTGATACAATCTACGCAACTGTAGAAATTCCTGACGGTGCGGACAAACTCCTTGAAGATGATGTAATCACATTCTGGGGAACTTGTGACGGCGACTATACATATGAAACCGTAATGGGCAACAATGTGTCACTTCCGAAAATCGACATCAAATACTACGAACTCAACAACTAAAACAAAAAGCCACTCCAAATGGGGTGGCTGTTCTTTTGCAAAATTTTATTAGCGTACATCATAGCGGTGTGCGCTGTTTTTATGCCTGTTTTTAAAGAATCTAAAATGAAAGGAAGTGGTGAATATGGCGACAAAGGCGGGTGAAATTGAGCTTGATGTCAGGCTTACAGGTGATGATATTTCCAAAACATTGCATAAGATTTCCGATTCAATTACAAAAAAGTTTGATTCGGCGTTTTCAAGTCTTTCAAAAGATTTTGAAAATGTAAGCACGGATATGAAACAGTCCTTTTCAAAGGTTGCGGAGGGCGTTTCTCAGAAAACCGAGAAAGAGTTTTCAAACATCAAAGGCAGCGGTGAGCAGTTAAGCAATTCGGTTTCATCTTCGTTTAAGAAAATAGGAATGGCTGTGGTTGCCGCTTTTTCTGTTGCCAAAATCAAGGAGTTCGGTCAGCAGTGCATTGAATCGGCTGCGGAAGTCAATGCGGCAAATTCGCAGTTTGAGCAGACATTCGGTACAATGCAGTCGCAGGCAGAATCAGCCATTCAGAGCGTTGCCGATCAAAGCGGTATTCTTGAAACCCGATTACAGGGTGTCGGCACAAGCATTTATGCCTTTGCAAAAACTACGGGTATGGACAGTTCAAGTGCTTTGGGTATGATGCAGGAGGCTTTGCAGGTAACAGCCGACAGTGCCGCATATTATGACCGTTCGCTTGAAGACACCGCAGAAAGCCTGAAATCGTTTCTCAAAGGCAACTTTGAAAATGATGCCGCACTCGGTTTGTCCTGTACTGAAACCACACGAAATGCGGCGGCTAATAAGTTGTATGGCAAGTCATTTATGGATTTGTCGGAATCGCAGAAACAGCTCACGCTTTTGCAAATGGTTAAGGACGCTAATCAGCTTTCGGGTGCTATGGGACAGGCAAGCCGTGAAGCAGACGGTTGGGAGAATGTAACAGGCAACCTCAGAGAAAGTTGGAAACAGCTCCTTGCCGTAGTCGGTCAGCCTATTCTTCAGGTGGCAACTCAGGTTGTAAAGCGGTTGAGTTCCGCACTTGCAACTTTAACGGAATATGCCAAAGGTGCGGTTGAATCGCTTTCAAAGGTCTTCGGCTGGGATACAGGCAACAACACCGCAAGCAATATCAAATCTGCGTCCGATTCTGCCAAAAGCCTTACGGATACGGCAGATGACAGTTCAAAGTCACTTGATAATGTTCAGAAAAGTTCCGAAAAAGCAAAGAGAAGTGTTGCGGGCTTTGATAAGCTGAATGTGCTTTCAAGTACCGATAGTTCTTCAAAGTCAGATACATCTTCATCAAAAAGCTCATCGGGCGGTTCATCGGGCGGAGCTGTTGCAAAGAATGTTGTCAAGGACACAAGCAAAAACCTTTCGGGGGCATTCAAAAATCTATACGAAAAAAGCGGATTCAAAGGCTTTGTCGAGAATGTACAGAAAGGTATTAACAAGGTTGACTGGTCAGCTATAGGCAAGAACTGCAAGACCGTTTTTGATAATGCTGTTCCCATAGTTCAAAAGGCATTCGGCACAATGCAAAAGGTCGGTTCTGCAAAACTCGGGGCAATCGGCTCTGCATTCGGAGCGGTTGCGACAATCGGCGGAAAGTCGTTTCAGACCATTTCAGGCGGTGTTGCTAAGTGGATTTCAAAAGACAGGGAAAAGATTATCGGCTTTATAGACACCATAGGCAACAATCTTACAAACGGCTATAACAACCTTTCAATCTTTTTTGATAATTTCGGTACACTTGCAGGCAATGCAATTGACAATGTTCGCCCTCAAATGGAAGAATCAATTTCCAATCTTTTAAGCGATCTTACAACCTTTGCGGGCTCAGTCGGCGAAGTTGTTTCGGGTGCGTTTTCAACTGCAACCGAAAGCCTTGTTGAATGGACTGAAAATGACGGTGCAACAATCACTGAATTTCTCGAAAATTTACAATTGCAGTTTGCAGATGTGTTTAACTTTATCGGTCAAATTTTCGGAGATATCGGAACAATTATCAGTAATTGGTGGAACGGCAACGGACAGCAGATTTTTCAGAATATCTGCAATATGTTTACCAACATTGGCACAACCCTGATGAATGTTTACAATCAATGGATTAAGCCTGCGTGGGATTTTATCGTAGCAATAGTAAAGTCAGCTTGGGAAAACTGGCTGAAGCCTGTTTTTGAGGGTGCAATAAACTTCTTCGGCAAGGTTGCAGACTGTGTTTCAACCGTGTGGAATAACTTCCTGTCACCGTTTGTAAACTGGCTTGTCAGTTTTTGGGGACCTATATTTCAGAATGTTTTCAATGCCGTAAAAAGGGTGTTTGATAATGTGTTTACATTTATCGGTGGGTTGGTTACCTCTATACAGAAAACATTCGGCGGTCTAATTGACTTCATTACAGGTGTTTTCTCAGGCGATTGGAAAAAAGCATGGCAGGGTATCTACGACTTCTTCAAAGGTATTTGGGACGGCATTTGTGCCGTGTTTAAGTTTATTATAAACGCTATCATTGACGGCATAAATGCGTTGTGGACAGGTATTTATAATTTCGTTTCGGGTGTTGTTAATTCAATCGGCGGAATAGCCGGTATTATCGGAGCGGCTTTTGGACAGGATTGGAGTTTTTCAATGCCTGAAAATCCGCCTCTCATTCCGAGATTTGAAGAACCCACGGAATCACCGGCACGAAAATTTGCAAAAGGCGGTATTGTTAAAGCTCCGACACTTGCGGTTGTCGGCGATAACGCAGGTGCTAACAGCGGTAACCCTGAGGTTATTTCTCCTCTTAACAAGTTACAGGGTATGCTCGACAATTCGGGCGGTCAGGATACAGTGATTCTCACACAAATTCTTGACCTGCTTAAACGCATTTATGAAATGTTCATTATCTTTCGCAATAACGGCGGCAACACTTATTCGTTTACGGCAGAACTTGAGGGTTCAACGCTTTTTGAAGAAATGATAAGACAGGATGAGCTTTACAGACGCAGACACAACGGTAAATCCGCATTCGCACAAAGGGGGAAATGATATGTCAAATTATAACGGCTATTTGCTTAAATTCGGCAACAACATAATGCCGAATAAGTACATTACCGCATTTTCATCAACTCCGAATCAGCGACTTGAAACTTCTGCGGAACGAGATCAGAACGGTACGCTTCAAAGGGCAACGCTGCCAAATTACAAAACAAAAATTTCGTTTTCAACTCACATTCTTCATCTTGACGAAAAGATTGATTTTCAGTCGATTATCAACCTCTCAATGGCAAATAAGTTACAGAGAAAGTGCAGGGTAACTTATTGGAACGATGAAACGAACAGCTATTACACCTCTTATTTTTATATTCCTGATATTGAATATACCGTAATGAATGCTGAAAAGAATGATATAACCTATCAGCCGATTACGGTTGAGCTGATTGAGTATTAAGGGGTGATTCTTAAAAATGCTTGTATCTAAAGAAATTGCTGATAAGCTGAAAACGAACACACTTTACAACACCGTTGCCCTGCATTCTCCTGACGGTAGTTTTGAGGATATAACCGGCGAAAGTATCGTGCTTGACAGCTTTTCACTTGAAAATGAAATCGTTGAAAAAGAATTGAAATTCGGCGGTTGCATAGCCTCTGAAATGAGCGTGAAACTCATTGATTATGATTGCTCGGCTTTGATAAGAAAGACGGTACAGGTCATCATAACGGCAACATATCTTGAATCAGAGCTGTATCCGTCAGATGATTTGTACCCGTCAGATACTCTTATTTGTCCTGCTGAAACAGGAACGGTTGAATGTCCTGTTTTCTACGGTAAAATTCAGTCGGCTCAAAGAGATAAAAAACAGCGTAACATCGTCAAAATCACAGCCTATGACGCTTTTTATGATATGTCAAAGGTGGATATGTCTTTGTGGTTTGCAGGCAAAGAGAACGAGGACGGCAGTTTTGCTTATGGTTATGCGCACTATCAAAAAGACGATAATTTTAAGAGCTTTTATTCAATAATCGCAGAATTTGCCAAAGATTATGCAATTACAGGGGTTTCACCGCCGAGCTTATCTATCTTTAGTGTACCGCTGAAATTTGATGATACCTGCGTGGAAAAGGTTATAAAGGACATTACCTTGTCAGATTTAATCCAAGCTTATGCAGAATTAACTTTGAGCTTTGCCGTTATAGATGCCGACGGAAAAATGCGTTTTAAAAGGCTGTATTCTCAATCTTCCGTTGAAACAATCGATTCGTACAAAGATTTATCCTTTGAAGATTACGAACTTGAGCCTATCCGTATGTACAGTGCTAAGTTTGCTGATAAAAAAGCGTTTTTGTATGGCAACAGTAACGATTTTTCGTGGTATGTTTCCGATAACATTTTGATGAGGTGCAGAACAACAGCAAGTGATATCGGCACAAAATATAATTCTGTTAATTTTTTTGGTGATGTATATAAATACCGCCCGACAAAAATTAAGCTGTTTTCGTATTGGTGGCTTGAGGCAGGCGATAAGTACACAATTAAAACTCCGTTTGAAGATTTGCCGACAATCGAAACATTTGTGTTCAATAAGAAAATGAACGGATTTATAACTGCCCTCACATCAAAGGGCGAAAAACGATTAGGAAAGGAAGTAAAAGAAAATGAACAAATACAATAAAATTGTCTTTGTGAACGGCTCTGCTCCGCCCCTCAATGCCGACAACCTCAACCATATGGACGAGGGGATTGAACAGGCAACAGACGGGGCAATTGCACTTGAAACCGAAATAGCCACGGCAAGAGGCGGTCAAAATTCACTCGGAGCAAGGCTTGATAAAACAGACAAGAGTATTGCCCGAAAGCTCGATTCAATGCCGTTTGACAGCGAGCCAAAAAATAACAGCCCGTGTTATCTCACAAGTGGTACGGTTTACAATGCTCTGCTTGTTAAAGCCGATAAAACCGCCTTGGCGACTAAATACGATTCGTCAAATATCGAACTCGGCACAGCTACTCTTACTCCGTACTCTACTCAGATTGATAAAATAAAATCTGCAACTTGCCTTTATGAAAAAATTGGCGATATCGTTATTGTAAATGTC